CGAGCGGGCGCGGCTGGCCGGTGCCCACAACGCGCTACGCCTGGCGGGATATGCCAGGATTCTACCAGAGCCTGGACATCCTGGTGGTCACGAGCCGCGTCGAGGGGGTGCCGATGCCGCCGTTGGAGGCGCTGAGCTGCGGGGTGAGCGTGGTCGTGCCGCGCGGCGTGGGGCTGCTGGACGAGCTGCCCGATACGCTCGGGATCCACCGCTACCGGCGCGGCGACGCAGGCGACCTGGTCACGGCCCTGGGCAAGGCGATCACGGCGCGGGGCGACGTGGACCGGGAGGCGCTACGGGCGGTCACGGAGCCGTATTCGGTGGCGGCATGGTGCCAGGCGCACGAGGAGGCATTCGTGGAGCAATTTGACGCCTGCGGGAACGCGGGCATGAGCAGCGAGATCACAGAGGCAGAGGCACCGGTGTCCATCGTGGAGCCTGTTTCCGGGAAACAACCGGTCGCGCCACGAAACCCAACTGGCCAGCGCGGGATCTATGTGGTGGCGTTCGGGGACCCGGCGCGGGGCTGTGCGCTGAAACTGATGGAGAGCATCAAAACGCATATGAGCGAGGTCCCGATCGCATTGTGTGCAGACCGGAAAATTGGACTGGAGGACCTGCTGATCGTGCAGCCAGACAGCGACGTGGGCGGGCGGCGGGCCAAACTGCGCGCCTACGATCTGGCCCCGGCGGAGTGGGACGCGGTGCTGTACCTGGACGCGGACACGGAGGTGGTCGCGCCGATCCAGTTCTATTTTGAACTGATCGAGGACGGGTGGGAATTTGTGATCTGCAAAGATCCGCACCTGATGGACACGATGCACCATTTTCGACGGCGGAACAACCTGGACGAGCTGGCCGAGACGGAGAAACAGGTGCATACGCTACACACGCTGCAGTACAACGGCGGGGTGTGGTCGTTCGGGCGCAATGCGCGCGTCGAACGGTTTTTCAAACGGTGGCTGGCAGAGTGGGAGCGCCACGCGCAGCGCGACCAGGGGGCGCTGATCCGGGCAATGTACACCGAGCCGCTGAAAACGTACGTGCTGGGCAACGAGTGGAACACGTTTCCCAAGTACACCAAGGGGATCACCACGGCGGGATTGATGCACTATCCGGGCGACGCGCGCCGCTGGCGGGGTATGATCCCAGGGCGGATCGACAGCGAGACAGCGTGGGAGGCGGTAAAACGATTCGAGGCCACGCGACGGGGACGGAGGCAGGGTTGATGGCCATCCAGGCGGCGATCGTGAGCGCACAGCGCTGCGGCGGGCTGTTCCTGGCCGGGTGCCTGAGCAACCATCCGGACGTCCACTGCCCGCGCGAGGAGCCGTTCCGGAGAGAATCGATCTGGCAGCAGAAACTTCATATGGGACACGCCGCGCTGCTGGGTTTCGTGCTCAACGAGCCGTATTACGCGGTGAGCATGTGCCGCTTGACGTACGACCAGGCGTTTAATGCACGGGTGCGGGGCTACCTGCTCAAGCACCAGGTGCGGATCGTCCACCTGGTGCGGGCGGCGATGCCGACGGTCACGAGCACGCTGCTGGCGAAATTGGAGATGGCCAGGGGAGTACCACGGCACCGGTTCGACGACAAATTCGCAGACGACGAGGTGCTGGACGTGGGGCCCGACGAGGTGATAAAGCGGATCGCCCACCTGCTGGGCCAGCGCAAACGATTTGCCGAGCAGTACGCGGACAATCCACAGATCTCGGTGCAATACGAGGAACTGACCAAGTGGGAGGGTCACCTGGCGCTCAACGTGACCCGGCGCATCTGCCGGTTCCTGGAGGTGCCAACGGTCCTGCTGGCGGCGCACAATCGCAAGATGCACAGGCGGCCGATCGAGAGCTATTACCGCCGGTGGGAGGCGATCGAGGCGGCCATCGCGGAACGCGACTGGGGGATAGACCTGTGGACATCCTGAATCTGGGGGCGGGCAACAAACCGCGCAAAGACGCCACGAATCACGACCTGCGCAAGCACCGTCCCGAGATCGACGTGGCGTGGGACCTGAACGACCGGCCCTGGCCCTGGGAGGATGGATCGTTCGATCTGATCGTTGCCCGGGCCGTGCTCGAGCACCTGCGGATCGACCTGGTCGCCTCGATGGATGAATGCTGGCGGATCCTGCGACCGGCGGGGCGCATTTACCTGAAACTGCCCCACTGGAAACACAACAACACGTACATGGACCCGACGCATTACTGGCGGTACGCGATCGAGACGCCGAACATTTTCGACCCGGAGACGCCGTACGGGCAGGCGTACGCGTTTTACACGGAGCGAAAATGGCGGATCGTCAAGGGCCCGGCGATGAACCGGGCCAGAAGCTCGATCCACGTGACGATGGAGGTGCGCAAATGAACGACAGGGGCATTGTACTGCAGGCCGCCGATTCGGCCATCGAGGCGCGCGCCAAGGCAGTGAAACTGCCGGTGATCGTGGATCCAGAGATGCCGCTGGCGTTCGAGAAAACGCTGTGCGTGGGGCCCGGCACGGGCGTGCCGTGGGATCTGCTGCCGGCGGCGTGGCATTTCCTGAAGCGCTGGGACGCGGCGGTGCCGCTGTGGCGCTATGGGGTGAACGCGTGTGACGTGGGGACGCCGAGCGAGCGCGAGCGGACGCAGCAGGTGGCGAGGGACCTGCGCGTGCTGCTGTACGCGCAGGAGCTGCTCTTTTTGCGCAAAAACGAGGCAGGCGAGGCGCTGCGGGCTGCGTTCCTGGAGGAACGGGCCACCGGCGGCGAGGAACGCCTGGCATTTCTGCGCGCATACTACCGCGTCAAGCCACGGCTCTGCGTGCTGCCTCGGACGTGGATGGCCAAGATCCAGTCGCGTCCCAAGTCCACTGCCCGGGCAGAGAAGCGGGGTCACAGAGGGAGCGGAAAAAGCCGCTTGGTGCAGGTCGAGATCGGGCCGGGGCAGTTCGTCCGCTGCGCGCCCGAGAATGCGGAGCAGGTGCGCGCACAGTTTGCGCGGAGGAAACGAGGGCGACATGCGCGGTAAACCGCTGGATAAGGCGCGGCGCCCGGCAGGGAACAAGGCAGCTCGGGCGCAAGTCGACGATTTTACCAGCATTCCCGGCGTGCCGGGATTCGTGGCCTATTCGCTGCACATGCAGGGGATCCTGACGTTCGCCCAGCTCCGGGCGGCGGACGTGAGCTGGCTGCACGCGCCGGTACGAGCCGCGATAGAGAGGTGGCGCGATGGCTAATTTCTGCGAGATGCAGGAAGTCGCAGACGTGCTGCAGGTCGCAATCACGGACGCGGACCAGGCAGCATCCTGCGAGCGGGCGATCGTCGAGGCCACGGCGGCGATCCGGAATTACTGCCACCAGACGATCGAGCTGGTGGCGGACGACGAATACACGTTCGACGTGTGGTCCCCCTGCTGGAAACTGTTTCTGCCCGAGCTGCCGGTGATCTCGGTGGCCAGCGTGGTCGAGGATGAGGAGACGCTGACGGTCACCGATGATTACAAATTGGCCAACCATGGCCAGCTCGTCCGCGTGGACCAGCGCTGGCCGGTGGGCGTGCAGATCGTGACCGTGACGTACACGCACGGCTATGCGACGATCCCGGACGACGTCGTCGCCGTCTGCGCCAGGGCGGCGGCGCGGCGGTTCCAGGCCGGGCTCAAGGCAGCGGATTCGGACGGCGTACCGGGGATTACAGCGAAGGCGCTGGGCGATTTCTCGGTCTCATTCACCAGCGAGGCCGGCGGCGGGATGGGAGAGGGGCTGATGGGCGTGTCAGGGGCGCGCATGCTGCTGCTGAGCGAGAAAGATATTCTGGATCGATACAGGTACGTGGGGCCATGAAGGCGCTCAGAGAGGGCACGGCACTCAGGGAGGGCACGGCACGCCGTGCCCCTACAGGGATGGCGCGAGGATAGATGACTGTTTTTGCGTCGCTGCTGAACAACACGTTCACCGTCTCGCGTCGGGCGCGGACGTCCGATGGCCAGGGCGGGCACGCCATCGCCTACGTCGAGATCGGGACGGTGGCGGGACGGATCCGGCCGGCGACGAGCAGCGAACAGGAGGTGGCGGATTCTGAGGAGCAGCAGATCAGCCACGTGCTGTACGTGGACGCGGGAAGCGACATCGCACGCGGCGACCTGGTCGAGTGCGGCGACCTGGCGGTGGAGGTGCTCGGGATCCGAGAGCCGAGTTTGGCCGGAAAACACCTGGAGATCGACTGCCAGGAGCGACAGAACGAGAGCACGGAGGAATACGGCTCGTGATTGTGAAATGGACGCCAGAGGCGGTGCGGGCGGCTGCGTTGGCAGATCTAGAGGCGAACGCAGAGATCGTCGGCGAATTCGTGGAAACGGAAGCCAGACGGCGGCTGGACGCGATCCAAAAGCCGGATAACTGGAAAGCCGTCAACTATCGACGGTTCCTGTCGAAATGGATGTTGACCCACACCGTAGAGACAACCGCAAAAGAGATCGTGATCCGCGTGGGGATGCGGCGGCGCTCCGAGACAGGCGGCGACCACCACGGATTCTACATCGAGACCGGATCCAGGAAGGCACCGGCCCACCCGTACCTGCGGCCGGCGGTGTTCGACAATGGTGACCAGATCGTGACGCTATTGGCGGGAGAGTGACATGGTATCCAAGGAGCTGCGGGAGGCGCGGGCAGAGGTCGAGCGGGCGCTGGCGCTGTGCGATTCAGAGACGGCGGACGGGATCATTGGCGCGCCGCCTGACGAATACGGCACGTTGGTGCGGGGCGTGCGGGCGGGCTACCAGATGCTGTGGATGATGGCCCTGGGCAACGGGGTGCGGAAAAACACCAAAACGCTGAAAATGGGCGCACAGATGCTGACTATCCTGCTGAGCATCGTCCACTATGCGTACGCCCTGGGCGTGCGGCGCGGTAGGGAGAGCCAGTCCCCCAACAAAACGGGGGATCTCCGATGAGCGCCCTCACGGCGGCGATCTATGACTGCCTGGCGGGGGATGCGACGCTGACGGCGCTGCTCTCTACCTATGGGGTCACGCCGGCGATATTCACGACCGACCCAGCGCCGGGGGACGCAGAGCTGCCCTACATCGTCACAGCCGGCGAGGTGAGCCAGGCTCCGTTCGACACGAAAACGACGCTGGGACGGACGATCGTGCGGGACGTGCGCTGCTATGCCTCGGCGAGCGGGAGCGGTATCACGGTGGAGGCGATCGCCGAACGGGTGCGGGCGCTGCTGCACCGGCAGGCGTTGACGATTGCCGGTTTTGCGTGGATTTGGGCGGAGTGCTCGGGGCCGATCGTGGCCGACGAGCCCGACGCATATGGACGGATCGTATCTGTACGACTGACAGTGGAGGAAACGTGATATGGCCATGAACGGAACGGACATCCTGATCGCGATCGACGGCGACATTGTCGGATCGCAGCGCGACGTGACGTTCGACGAAACGACGGCAGAGATCGACATCTCGTCGAAAGATTCCCGGGCTGGGCGGTACCTGCCCGGCCGCTATGGGGCGACGATGAGCCTGGACGCGCTCTATGTACCGACCGATACCGCGTACCTGGCGCTGCAGAGCGCAATGCGCGATGGCGAGATGGTCGAGGTGTGGTCGATGGAGGACAGCGTGGTGATCGAAAGCGCCGACGCGATCGTCACCTCGTTAAGCCGCAGCGGTCCGGACCAGGGAGAGGCAACGGTATCGATTAGCCTGCGCATCGACGGCGAGTGGACGAGCGGCAGCTAACCGTTTCACCCGAGGCGGGAGGCCGCATTGAATCTCGAACTCGTGCTGGGGATCGTGAACGCTGCGGTCCTGGTATTTGGCATCATCACCGGGTCGTTGATGATGCGCGCCAACCGGCGCAAGGCGAATGCTGAGGCGCAGCAGGCGGAGGCAGGCGCGGCGGCGTCGCTGATCCAGGCTGCCTCCGAGATAGTAGACGACCTACAGGCGGAGGTGACGCGGCTGCAGGCGCGGCTCACGTCGCTCGAGGACAGAGCGCAGGTCCGGCAGGATCAAATCGACCAGCTCCACGATGACCTCGTGCAGGCCAGCACGCGCGTGACGATGCTGGAGGCGCTGTCCGAGGAGCAGGCGCGGGTGATCGAGGTGATGCGCGGCGAGCTGCGGCAGGCCGAATCGCGGATCAAGGCGTTGGAGGAGGAAAATCGGTGCCTGGTGCGGGAGAACGAGCGGCTACGGCAGGGATACGGCAGCGTTTCCGGGAAACAAACGATGGAGGGGTAAATGCCGACAGCCTGGTATATCATTCCCTATCGGCGGCGGCCAGCTCGGCGACGCCCCACGCGGTACGTGGCCATCGACGACCACACCGCACAAATCCGTGACTATGGCGGTACCTGGTCAGAGGTGGAGGTGCTCGGAGACCGGGCTATCGTCAAAGTGCGCGCGCCGGCGGCCGTTCTCCAGGCCCTGGCCGACCTGCCAGGCTACAAGCGCATTCCCAGAGACCGGCTGGATGACAGCCTTGCCGATCTGCCGGCCGCAGCCAAAGCGGCGCTGCGTGATGAGATCCTGGATATGGGCTACCCCATCGCCGAGATCCGCGAGCGATTTGGTAATGACCTGGGAGCCTATACGCTGCGCGATGTACTGAGATTCATGGCGCGCCGGAGACGCAAGCCGCGATATGATAGAGAGACGGATACCATCGTGCTCGACGGCCCGGTGCAGCCGTGCCGTGACGTGGACGATCTGGACGCAGCCGTGACCGAGGATTAGCATGGCGTTCCCGACCACTGGGATTTTAGACAATTTCAACCGAGCTTCCATAGGCTCTGATTGGACGGAAGACATTTATGATTACGGGGATGGCAACCTAGGCATCTCGTCCAATCAGGCCTATGCGCCTAGCTATTTCTCGTCCGCCTGGTGGAACGATGCCACGTTTGGGGTAGATTCAGAAGCCTA